CTTAGAGAATCTTTCCTTCATAATCTGCCATCATTCGCAGCTCTTAAGAAAAGAGTATCAAAAGCAGCGGGGAGAGGATATCTCGTTGGACTTGACGGTAGAAGGCTCACAGTCAGATCAGAACATTCCGCTTTAAACACTTTGTTACAATCCGCAGGCGCTTTGGTAATGAAAAAAGCTTTGACACTTCTGGATGAGTATGCTACAATATGGGGTATAGACTACAAGTTTGTAGGTAACATTCATGATGAGATACAGGCTGAGGTTATCAACGAGCGTACAGACACTTTTGGTAGATTGGCCGTGTCCTGCATACAGGCAGCCGGTCTTGAATGGAAACTAAACTGTCCTCTGGACGGAGAATATAAGGTAGGAAAGACATGGGCACAGACACACTAATAGAAGACATCTATGGCTTGGTGTCTACCAAAGAGGTTTCTGACGGGGTAGACATAGACAAAGAGATAGATAAGCTGGGCGAGTCAATCAAAGAGCTAATGAGGATTGAGTTTAAGAAGGACAGACCTAAGGATACTAGAAAGTTACGCCTTTCCAGTATAGGCAGGACTGATAGATATCTGTGGAATCAGTATCACGGTACTGAAGGTGAGGAGTTGCAGCCTCACACCTTAGTAAAGTTCTTGTACGGGCATGTCATAGAGGAGTTGGTCTTATTCCTTGCCAGAGCCTCTGGACATGAAGTCACCTGTGAACAGAAACGGTGTGAGGTTGAGGGGGTTGTAGGTCACATGGACTGCAAGATAGACGGTGTAGTGACGGACGTTAAATCCGCAAGCACCTTTGCCTTCAAGAAGTTTAAGGATCGTAGAGTACCTGAGGATGATCCCTTTGGATACGTAGATCAGATCAAAGCCTATGCACACTCAGAGGGTGAGCGTAAGATAGCATGGTTGGCTATGGATAAACAGAATGGGCATTTGACATTCTGTGAGCATGATTTAGACGATGAGTCCGACCCTATGCACGAACACCTCAAGGGGGACATAGCTGAACGTATACGGCATGTAAAAAAGCTAGTAGAGGGGCCAGAGCCTCTGGAGTTCTGCTACCAAGACGTACCAGATGGCAAGTCTGGAAACAGAAAGCTCGCCGCTGGCTGTTCTTATTGTCAATTCAGAGACAAATGTTACCCCGATTTACGTACTTTTATCTACGCAAGTGGGCCAAAGTATTTAACAAAGGTTGTTAGAGAACCTTTTGTCGCGGAGATACCGGATGGCTTTTAAGCAGACAAGGTACGGCATGTACAGGTCAGGGCTTGAGAAGAAGTTCGCTGAGACATTGCCAAGAAAGTTCATGAAGTATGAGCCTTACGACGTGCCTTACGTAACCCACAGGAACTACAAACCCGACTTTGTGTACAAAGACTGGCTGTTGGTTGAGTGTAAGGGGTTCTTCAGAGAAGGTGACACACTTAAATATAAATCAATACGGGACTGTCTGGAGGAGGATCAAGAGCTGGTCTTTGTCCTGTCAGACCCAAACAAGAAAGTTAGGAAAGGAGCTAAGATGACAATGGGTAAATGGTGTGATAAAGAAGGATTCAAGCACTATACCATCGCTACTACACAAGAGTTGATTGACTATGCCAATGCTAATTGATGAGCTTAGAGAACGTATCCTACAGGAGTACGATGTAGACTTACTCTGCGAAGTCTTGAATATAAGCGCGGAGGACATTTTAGATGCCTTTGAAAATAGGTTGATAGATAAGGTTGAATTATTTGAGGAGTTGATGATTGAAGAGGAGAACGAAGATGTCTATTGACTTAGCGACTAAAGAGGAGTGGAACTCAATTTTAGTGAACAAACCTCCGCATTACAATCAAGGGGGCATGGAGGCCATTGATTACATTAAGCAGCAGTTAGGAGAAGGTATTGTTGACTACTGTGAGGGCAATGTGCTAAAGTACCTACACCGTTGGCGATACAAGAATGGCTTACAAGACTTGCAAAAGGCTCAGTGGTACTTAAACAAAATGGTTGAAGAACAGGCGGGACTAGAATGAAAGTAATTGAAGGAACATTCGGAGAAAAAACAAACGATAACAAAGTAACTGTCCCTTTAGTGTTTGAAGCAATAACTAATAAAGAAGATTTGGAGAACTATGAGGATGCTTTCTGTATCGTAAAGTCTGAAGAGTATATCGTAGTGTCTACCAACATGGAAACATTAGAGCTTTCTTTCTTACTGGATCAAATAAAACTATCACTATTAACTGGAGGGGAGTACGAACTCTGATGGATCAATATCAAGAATACATACACAAAAGTAGATATGCACGATACTTAGATGAAGAGCAGCGCCGAGAAGACTGGGAGGAGACGGTAAACCGTTACGTATCTTTCTTCACTGAGCGTGAGCAGATTACTGACGAAGAGGCTGAGGAGTTGTACAACGCTATTTACGAGCAGAAAGTTATGCCTTCCATGCGCTGTGTGATGACAGCGGGAACAGCCCTAAAGAGAGACAACGTAGCAGCCTTCAACTGTTCTTACCTTCCCATAGACAGCCCCAGATCCTTTGACGAGCTTATGTACATCCTGCTCAATGGTACAGGGGTAGGGTTCAGCGTAGAACGGGACTACGTTAATCAACTTCCAGTTATCGCTGACAGCTTCCATGACACTGAGTCCACTGTGGTTGTATCAGACAGCAAGGTAGGCTGGGCAAGCGCCTTCAGAGAGCTTATAAGCCTCCTGTATGCAGGTAAGGTTCCTAAGTGTGACTTGACTAAGGTAAGGCCAGCAGGGGCTAGACTCAAGACATTTGGAGGCAGAGCCAGTGGGCCACAGCCTTTGGCTGACTTGTTTAATTTCTCTGTGGATCTTTTTAAAGGGGCAGCAGGACGTAAGCTAACGTCGCTGGAGTGCCATGACTTAGTGTGTAAGATTGCAGACATTGTTGTAGTAGGGGGTGTACGTAGGTCAGCTCTTATTAGCTTAAGCAATGTTACCGACAACCGTATGGCTAACGCTAAGAACGGTGAGTGGTACTTAAGTAATGGTCAACGAGCCTTAGCAAACAACAGCGCAGTGTACTCCGAGAAGCCTGACTTTGATACTTACTCTTCTGAGATGAAGAGGCTGTACGATTCTAAGTCCGGTGAGCGCGGTATCTTTAGCCGCATTGCAGCACAGAAGGTAGCAGCACGTAACGAACGCAGAGACGCTACACATAAGTTTGGGACTAACCCTTGCTCTGAGATTATCCTACGTCCCTATCAGTTCTGTAACCTGTCTGAAGTCATTGTAAGGGAAGACGATACTTTACAGACCCTTAAAGAAAAAGTCCGCATAGCGACTATCTTAGGGACTCTACAGGCTACTCTTACTGACTTCCGATACCTTCGCAATATATGGAAGAAGAACACAGAGGAAGAAGCGTTGCTGGGCGTCTCTATGACAGGCATTATGGACTGTAAGATTACCAATGGGTCTACAGGAGAAGATGCTTTAGGAAGACTGTTAGAGACTCTTAGGGACGTTGCTATAGAGACTAATAAAGAATGGGCAGACAAGCTGGGTATTAATCAGTCCGCAGCTATCACTTGCGTTAAGCCCTCCGGTACTGTCTCACAGTTGACTGACAGCGCCAGCGGTATTCATCCCCGCTTCAGTGAGTACTACATCAGGACTGTACGAGCAGACAAGAAAGACCCTCTTGCTACCGCCATGATTGAAGCTGGATTTTCCCATGAAGAAGACGTAATGAATAGTTCTAACTGGGTGTTTAGCTTTCCTCAGAAGGCTCCTGAAAAGGCTGTAACCGTAGAAAGTATGGGAGCTATGGAACAGTTAAAGCTGTGGAAGATCTATCAAGATAGCTGGTGTGAGCATAAGCCTTCAATGACTTGTTATTATAACGACAACAATTTCTTTGCTGTGTGCCAGTGGATATGGGAAAACTTTGATTCTGTCAGCGGGATTAGTTTCTTGCCAGAGGCAGAGCATGTATACAAGCAAGCCCCGTACCAGAAGATAGATAAAAAGACATATCAAAACTTGCTTAAAAATATGCCTAAACATTTTAAGTGGGACATTGAAGAAAAGGATGATAATACTGAAGGTACTCAGACGTTGGCTTGTGTAGCTGGAGTCTGCGAGATATAAACCTAAGGGGGCGCAATGCCCCCTTTTGTTTATTGTTCATCCTGAGGCTGTCCTGTAAGCATTCCAGCACCCTGTAGGCCGTAATTACCGGCTAAGGCTGTATTAGTAGCAACTCTAGGTAGCTGTCTGGCTACTTGACCAGCAGTAGGTCTAAAGTTTTGAGCTTCTTGAGCTATCCTCTGATTAACCCTTCTAGCAACACCCTGTCTACCTTTATCATATATAGGGTTTTTGCCAAAAGCTTTTGGATCTGCGTCTAAAGGCGAATATTCTCCTACGATCTCACCTCCCGCTAGTCTAGCCCTTCCCTGTTTAATGCCTCCTGCTTTATTGTAAATCGGAGCTACAGTTTCAACAGGCTCTCCTAATTCTTTAGCCAGTCTTCTTCTGGCTGACGCTTGAGACTCTCTTGTATTATAAGCGTCCTTTCCTCTGCCTTTGTAAACGTTGTACTGCATCGGTGGGAAGACAGTTAGCAAAGGCTTTCCGTCTACAGGATCAAAACCCATCATATCGTGCCTGTCACTAACAATAACATTCACATTACCGTCTCTATCCATAGTAGTAATACGATTGACACCCCCAAGCTCTTTAGCTCCTGCCTTAAAAGAATCTTGAAGGATAAACAAAC